GCCAGTATTGAATGATGTTTTACCTGTACCACCATTTGGTACTGTGAGAGCATTGGTGAGTGTTAATGTATTTGCGGTGATTGTATCAACTTGTAAGTCATCAATTACAATGTCACCAGTAACTACTAAATTACCACCAACTGTTACATTACCTGTTGTGGTGATTGAATTGGCTGCAACTGTTGTGGCAATTACATTGCCTTTGAAATATGATGCATAAACATTTGCTTCTCGGTACGAAGGATCACTTAGATTAATGTTGTTGTTGGCATCTAAAATGCCTGTATAATCTTTGAAGAAATGATATTCTTTTGTTCCTACATCACGAATTAAACCGGTTTGAGCATTAGAACCATCATTGTAGTGAGCGGTAAAACCAATATCAAATGTATCAGAGAAATAATTACCAACACCTAAAAGAAGTAATGGGTCGCCAAGTTCAAACTGGTCAATGTTTAATGTTGTTGTATTACCAAATACAAATAAGTTACCTGTAACGGTCAAATCATTATTTGCACCAATAACTAAGTTTGTATTAATTGTTTGTTCACCACCAGTAAAGGCATTGGCACGAACAACTGTGTCATCAACATTAAATGTGACTGTATTACCAGAATCAGATGTGGTGATACCTTGAGCACCAACAAAGTTTAATGTATCATTGAGAAGGTTAACAGAACCAGTACCAGAATCAGCAGATGTAGAGAGAGTTGTTGAAATTGTAGAGGTTGTAACATTCATTACACGGCCGTTGGCGGCCACTTGAATGACTGGAATTTCTGTTTGAGAACCGTAAGTACCAGCACCAAGAGAAGGTACTGCATTGAGAGAAGCACTTAAAGTAACGGCAGCCGAACCATCAAAACTTTGTGCTGTGGCAGTAATATCACCGCCAGAGATAGAGAAGTTTCTTGCATTGGTAATTACATCAGCTTTACCAGCAATACCATCTAGTCGACCAGAGAATTGGCCATTGGCATCACGCTTGACTAATGTGCTAGCAGTATTTGAACTGGTAGCTGCATCTACTTGAGCGGTGTAGTATTGACCACCAACATTAACAACACCATTACCACCTGGTGTTCCAATAAAAATTGTATTGGATAGATAAGAATACGCTAACTCACCAGCTTGTAGACTGACGGGAACGCCAGTTGTGGTTGAGCGTTTAATTAAAATATTAGTATTGGCCATTTATTTCTCTCTTATTATTATTATGGTACCATCAGTTCTATTTATTAAAATCCACCACCGTCTACCGTATTAATGGTAACGTTGGCAATGAAATTCGGACCGCCTATTTGAACAATCTGACTGTTCGCTGTTCCAATAAAAAGTGTATTGGAAACAAATGAATACGCTAATTCACCATCCGCTAAATTGGCTGGTGCTGTATTGGCATATGAACGAAGAATCTGTATGACTGTATTGGCCATCAGAAGAATCCTGCATCTAGGTCCACAGCATCTTGAACAGATTTAACAATGAAACTATCCGTATTTGCTTGATAAACAATCACATCATCGTTTTGAACATCGACCAAAGAAAGGTCTGTAGAACCTTTGAGTGACCGTATACCATAGTTTAACTGGCGAACAGTTTGGTTTTGTTGTTTGTTTACTTGAACATTGACTGTTCCGATTACTTGTCCTGGCATGAAAGTTCCTTAAAACTTAGTGACTTGAGGAATAACATTCACGATTCCTTCTAACACCCTAGTCACGGTATTAGCGGTATCTTTAATTGCCACATCATACACATATCGTCCAGCAGCAATATTGGCTGTGACTGGTGCTGTTAAAGACAATAGAATAACTCCTGTATTAGGAGAATTGATGGTGGTGGTAAATTCAGCGGTTGTGTTGGCTGAATAATATGACTTACGAATCTGACTTTTGGCGATAACATCAGTCAAATTATATGGAACACCATCAATATCATCTAATGTAATATTGGTGGTAAATGTCGTACCTTGTTCTAGAAATAGTTCTTGATATGCTGCTGCCATCTTATATCCTGTGTATAATCTTTCTTAGGTATTTAGTTAGTCTAACTTCATGAAGTAAAATCGCTTTTTTTAAACTTTGGTTTGGCGACAAAAAATTTTGAGGCCGGAATGCCAAATTTTGAATTTTAGGATTTCTTCAAACTATCTATTTCAGACTTCAATTCCTTGATTGCTTCAATCAACAAAGGAACTAACCTCTCATACCGAACTGTCATATACTGAGGATCAATTGGTGCAGGTGCCACAACCTCTGGTAGAACTGCATTAACCTCTTGTGCTGACACACCAACCTCACGAACTACTTCATAGCCTAGTGCCTGTGCCGTTTCGTTGGCTTCATGATAGAAACCATTTAATGACATTACTTTATCTAAAGCACTTTCAATGTTGCCTAATTTGGTTTTAAGTCTATCATCTGAGTAGTAAGCAGTAATGTTATTGGTAGCACGAATTTCACCAGTCGTACCAGATGCGGCTGTACCTACACCAAACGAACCGAACTGAACGGATGCACCAGTATTAATATTTTGTGGTAAAGATAGTGTTGGTGTGGTTGTACCAGTTACAGTAATCTGATTGGTTGTTCCTGTGATAGAAGAAACTTTAGTGTTTGATGAATTGTAAATCGATTGTGCATATGAATTAACTGCGTTAGCAGTATTATAAGCACCAGCAGCCAGACCATTGGCACCGTTGGCAGTATTGAAAGCACCAGCAGCCAGTCCGTTGGCACCGTTAGCGGCATTATAAGCACCGGCTGCCAAACCATTGGCACCGTTAGCAGTATTATAGGCACCACCAGCAAACTGATTGACTAATGTAATATTAGTATTTTGTGTATTATTGATACCAGCATTTAATGCCACATTGGCATCAACATATGACTTCATTGAGGTGTTGGCCGTATCCACATAAGACTTCATCGAAGTATTGGCTGTATCAACATAAGACTTCATTGAGGTGTTTGCAGTAGTGATTGCAGAACTCAATGCGTTGGCAGCTGCCGCTGAAGCCGCTGTGTTTGAACTTGTAGAAACTAATGAAGATGTTACTTCATTGGTTGTTAGAATTCTGTAATAGGTAGAATCAGCATTGTTTAGTAACTGCCATTGGTCTACTGTTTCATTCCATAAAATAGAAGCATTGGCACCACTAGAACCACGATAGACATTGAATGTGCTATTAATACCAACAGTATTATTAGAATTTAAAGTGAAGTTGTTAGAACTATTAACAGTAGAACCATTGATAACAAAGTTACCACCAACAGATAAACTACCACCAACAATCATATCACCTGAGTTGGTCAGACCTAAAACAGAGTTACTAAAGTATACTTGTGTGCCTACTTGTAGGTTATTTTGAATATAGGCAGACGAACCAATACCTTGTACCTGTAATTGACCAGCAATAATTGCATTGTTTGCAACCTGTAGACCTAAAGTTGGATCATTAAGATATAATGTTCCTGTTGGTTTAATATAGTTGTTGGCCGCCAAGTCATTGTTCTCTCTTGCGAGATTGTTTGTTGTAACGACCCAATCGCCAAATGTATTGGCAAAGGTGAGATAATTAACTGTGTTGGCCATTTGAACCTTTATCTATTAGTTGCATCATCAGTTTTTTAATGTCTTGCATATCACTTCTGATGCTATCAATTTCTGATTTTATATTATTTATTTCTTGTTTTTGAGCCAATAAAACATTACGTTGTTTCATGTAGGCATCCAGTCCACCTTTATCTTGATTGATAAGAGCCATGGATGCCGTATCACGAACAAAAGTGGTTTCTGGTATTTGAACTAGACTCATAGCGTTACGTTTACGTTAGGTGGTAAAGCGATTGCTCTCATGTCAATCAGAACAGGTACTGCTGTGTTATCTGTTGTTGTAAGAACAATCTTGATTGCAAACTGGCTAAATGTGGTATATGTTTGTCCGTTTATGGAAGTATATTCAACATAACCTTGACCAACATTACTTGAACCAGGAGCAAAACTATATTCATAATATTGGTCTCTTGTCTGAGAGTATAATGATTCAGAATTATTAATCATCGTCATTAACTGCCATGAAGAATCATCTAATACTTGTGTGTCATTACGATTCAATATCTTGTAGTATACTTTAATATCAGTATCAACTGGACGATATGCTGTTGTATAAACAATCAAATCACCAGAATCAAAGCCAGCATCCAATACAACTTTCTTGGTGAGATACTTAGAAAGACCTGGACCACCAGCAGGAGATGTTTCACCTGTAATTGTTACAGAAGCACCAGTACCTGGTGATGTGTTTGCGTCAGTCACCGTTACTGTAGGTGTTTCAATGTAACCAGAACCTGGATTAATCAAGTATACAGATTGAATTACACCACTAGAAATATTGGCAGCTGCCGTAGCCTGAATACCACCTTCACCTGTTGGTGCTGATATTGTAACAGATGTGCAAGCCACATTGTATCCTGTTCCACCATTCACAACAGTAATCAATGAATTGGATAGTTCACAGTTGTTTACATTCCATGTAATAGCATAGGCAGTTAGGCCAGCATCAGAAATCATTGGTGATACAGCATCATCAGAAGAAGATAACTGAGCCAATACTGAGAATGATGCCGTTGAGTTGGCCACCAATACTCGTTGGCCATTACCATCATTCAGATAGATGTTATCAGAAGCCGATGTAGCAAACTTACCAGGATTAATTGGTGTCGTTGTTGTGAGTGTACCATTGGTCAACGAAGCATTGTATGAGTAATTAATACTTGTTGTTGTAGGTACCAAATCAGTTGTTGTTACGTTAAAGGCATCAACAAGCACATTAGTATTTGCCACGGTGTTTGTAATGTCTGGTATTGCATTGGCGTTTAAGAAGTATTCAACTGATTCATCAACCAATGTTCTTTGTGGTAATTTTTTAGGTACAACAAATTGAATTGATGGTGATGCAGCCGTGTTGAATACACAACGGTCAATTACAAACATTAACGATTGATTTTGGTCAGCAGTCCATGTCTGTGAGTTCTGAGAAATAAACAGAGCACCAACAGAAGGTGCACCACCAACTTTAGTAACAGTTGATGGAGTTGGATCAGTTGGTAGATTCTTTGTAGAAGATGCTACGGCAGTATCACCATTAAATGCTGTCCATAAAACATACTCATTGCTATTTGATTTAACAATGAAAGCATACAATAAACCAGGTTGAATGTATACTGGTGCATTGAAAGTAAACTCTGTGTATGTTGTTGGATCCAAATATTGTGGATTCTCAGATACTACTACTTGGTCTGGTGTCAATGTAACAACAGAGTTGTCGATGACATCACCGTTTGGATAACCATTCAATGTACCAACCATATACAGGCTGACTGGTGAACTGTCGTTAGCTGGTTTGCCTCTAAAAAATACTTTGACAGAATTCAAGAACATACCATTTGGATAATTGTCTTTAGAAATGATGATTGTCTGTGCAACAGGATCCCATACATTGAATACTGTTGAGATAGTTGTTGTCGAAGCAGTTCTAGTTGATGTAAATGTTCCTTTTGCACCTGATGGTGAAGCACCAAAATCCATACGCTGAGATGTTGCTTGTAATCCTTGTGCGTAGTATGTTGCTTCTGCAAATGTGGTAGCACTATCAATATTGCCATTGATGCCGTTATTGATATTCAGAACACGCTCACCTGTATGGAATGTATTCTCTGGAATAATGAATACACCATACAGAGCACCAGACTCATCAGTTCTTAATGTGCCAATAGAATAGATGTCACCATTGGCTGCCGTTACGGTGCTTGATAACAATGCAGTTTGATTGGCACCATAGTATGCTGAGATGGTTGCTGATTGACCTGCACCTGTACCAGCATTGATATAGATTGTATTACTTGTATAGTAATTGTTTGTTGTGCTAGCCAAGGCAGACAATTTAATCTTATTGGTAGCTTCGTAGTTAACAATACGACCACCTAGATGTGAAGTAGATGCAATCGTACCTTGTGCTGTAGAGTTCTGATATACACCAGCAGTGTTATAGAAACCGTTTTGTAATACAGATGAGTTACTATACTGTGTTGAAGTGGCATCACCTGCAATATACAGACGAACATTACTTGTTCCTGGATAACGATAGACACCTAATACACGGCCTGTTGGTGTGAATACACCAGAACTAAAGTAACCAATGATATCATTCTCATTGAATGTACCAGAAACACCAGTTAATTCAATACGATTACCTTTACGAATGTAATTTGTAACATCAATGTTATCAAACTGGCCTGTGACCAATGTATTGATTAATAAACCTTTGGTACGAACAACAACTTCTTGTGAACGAATATATGGTAAAATACTGATGTCAGTAATGTAACCATTGTCAAGTGCATATGTGTTACCAATACGGTCATATGGACCTACGATATCACTAGCTGCAAAGTTGGTTGTTTGAACAGTCGTTGTGAGATTCCAGTTTCTACCCCATTGTGTAGAACTGAATGATGTACCAGAGATAGCTTGCCAGTCACCAGCAGAAAGAACATTAATCTGTCCTTGATTTGCACGGAATACTTGTAAGTTTGGATCAGTAATCAACAGAGCAGGTGCATAGTTTGTATCAACCCAATTGTCTACGTTTGGTGATAGACTTACAACACCTTCTTTTGTATTGAAAGCAAATGGATTTACATTGACTGTGCGTGATGCGATACGTTGTGTAATTGCATTGGCTGTTGTGTATGGTAATGTAAAGTAGTTGATGTAACTATCGGTACTGATGTTGTAACCTAATGCTGTTGATGTATCAGCAGAAGGCATATTCATATTGTATGCCAACGCTAATGACTTCAATGGAAAGTTACGAACATTCTGTGTTGCCGTCATCTTGCGCTCACGGCGATTGATAGTAGCAAAGTAATCTAGATTCTGTGTATCAGCTGTTGCGTAACTAGAGAAGTCATCAACAACAATACCATTCTTAAATCGATTGAGACCAAATGAATCGGTAATTTGTAACGAACTGGCTTTCTGTTCTAACAGGTTCAATGATGCATAGTATTCAATCTGATTAATACGATTCTCTAAACCAGCAATGTCTTGCATTGTGTAACGCTTGTGTTTGACCTTTTGAATTGATAGGTCAGCAAGTGTTCCAGGAGGTGCTTCTGTTGGAATATAACCTGTGTATGGGTTGTGAATTAACTGTGCAATGACCAATGAACCATCTGGTTCTGTTGGGTAAATTGGATTGAGAGATGGAGCACCTTCAACAATTTGGAAGCTTCTATCTTTACTCAATACTAATTTGTCTTTACGACCAAGGTAATAAGAATAATCACCTAAGAATGTGGTTAAATCAACAGGTAAAAATACACCACGATTGGTGCCTGAGTTAGAATAACGGAACTCAAACACAGTTGTTGCATTGACACGAGTTGGTCGGAAATCTATACAATCTCTTAGATAATAAAGTGTTCCGTATGTGCTGGTGTATTGTGGTATCTCTTGATATTGTTCGTTTGCATACGATAATATACTAAAATATCCATCACCACCAGAAGCCTGATAGTAATCAACTAATACAAGAAGATTACCAATGGGTTGAGAGGCACCAGGTTTTAATGTGATGCTAGCATGGTCATAGTATGAATCTCGTTGGCCATTATCAAAGTTATAATTGTTTGTAACATCATACAAAGGATTGCTTATCATTGCTACCGTTGGAACGGTATTTGCATTCTTTGTGTCAATAATTTTAACGATTTGTTTTACATCAGAGAGATATAAACTTTGAATATTTCCTGGTGCAACAAGGCCAGCATTTTGAATATAAACTTGGCCTGTAGATGTCAAACTTGTATCATCAACAAATGTATAGGTAGCAATTTGTGTATTACTACTATTGATTACACTTGTGTTAGCTTGAATGAGATACTTGTTCTTTAAAATACGACCTGTATCTTGAGCATTCTCAACAAATACTTTTGCATAAACTGTGGCAGTAAATGTGCCACCAACATCAGAAGCCGATAGTGTAGCAGTAGAACCACTAGCATTCAATGTAACCGTTCTACCACCAGTAGTCCAAATAACATTGTCACCCACATTAAGTGTAGAACTGCCGGCATTTGTAACAACAATAGTAAAGTTTTGTTTTACAAGGTCAGCAGAAAGTGTGGTGCTTGGTGTACCAAAATGGCGAATCACACCATTGTAATCACCTGTGTATGGCAATGTTGCAACGAAAGCACCACCAGAAGGTGTAAATGATACACTACGCCATACTTGTTGTGTTGTATATGATGTATCGGTGATTGTTTCAACATAAGGATTACCAATGGTGAACACAAGTTCAGGTACATTTGGATTTTGTAAAACAGTATCACCAGTTTCTAGACCACCTACTTTACCTTGCTCTGCATCAATGTCAGCACGAGCATACATTGAAGCTGGATATGAACTCTTGTTTGCATAGATGATTGATTCAATATCTTTGGTGTCAAAGTTTAATGTGAATACTGAAGCTGTTGTTGGTGTGGCTGTCCAGTTTTGATTAACTGTTGCAACCTTTGTTGTGCCATTGTATGCTGTGATTGTTCTAAAATCACCTGCACCAGGTCCTGAATTAATTGTAATGTTTACACCAAGATATGCATCAGTTAAATTTGAGAAGTAACTTGGTAATGTAATTGTTGATGAAGAACCACCATTGGCGGTTGCAACTTGTGTTTGATTTTGAATGTTGGCAACGTAAGCCTTATACACATAACTGTTTGCATTGCTTGCTGTAGAGCTATCATATATCAAGGCACGAACATTGGCCGTGGCCACAACGGTTGCATTGTATGTGTTTGAATTGGCAAAGGATACGGCACCAGAATCAACACAATGTAAATCTACTTGTGAATAAGATGTGGTGTCAAAGTAAGATGAGTTGGCACCATTAACATTATCAACATAGAAATAACTACCAAAGTTGATAAAGACTGGATTATTATTTTGTGTTTCAGTTGTTCTAGCACGAGCAGAGTTCAAATCAATACTTGTGAAGTTCTCTAAACGATAACCATGAACATATGCCAGGCCTTTACCCACATTCATAATGTAGGCATCTGGATCGGATGTGTTGGCTCTTGGTGTTAGTTTGAAATCAGATACAACATAGTCACCATTGGTTTCATAGTCACGCTTGGCAAAGTAATCATCAATGACACCATAGACAGAACCATCAACCAACTTGACTGTGTTACCATCTTCTACACGAACTAACTCAATGAAGCCATCATCATCACCAAATGTAATTGGTCGGCTTTCTAGTGTGAGAGTAACCTTATATCGGTCTGCACCTGGTGCCTGATAGTTAGATGCACCAACAGCAGGATCCAATAATGATGTATCGTTTACATAGTCTGTAATAGTTTCATCAATGTTTAGACCAATACGTTTTGTTGGTGTATTATCATACTTATCAACAACAACAGTCTGAGGATTTACTTGAACAAAAAGACCATCAGAAATGGTGATACCATCTGAACGAGTATAGTTGCTTGACACATAGAATACACCTTGTGCAATCGAAGCAACCGATGAAAGACCTGTGGCATCTAGTGCCTGTGCTTGAGCAGTTAAATTAGATGTTACATCATAGACAACATCATCATCTTGAAACTGGTCACCAGATTTATAAGATACGATTAGTGTTGGTGGGTCACCAGCACCTGTAGTACCTGTGGCAGCCACAATAGCAATCACTTGTGCAAGAACAGTACCTGTGGCATTACGAACTAATTTGTTTGCAAATGCATTGATATCAATTGCTGCATCATTATAAGTTGGTTGTAATTTAATATAAGAACAATTAAAATTGGTTGTTACTTGGCCGCCTGTAACTGGTGAGTTTTGTTTGAAGATGTTATCAGCAAACTTAGTGATTTGATCCTGAAGAATACTTTGAGATTGAGTTAACTCTCGTGCTTGAACCGCAAATCCTGGCTTAAAAAGAATTCGATGAAAGTTCTTAGCAGGATCAAAGTCGTCATAATATGGATCAACGTTAAAATTAAGCGGCATTTTTTAGTATCCTAATACAAATTTAAATTGTTCAATACCATCAGCACTTCTCTGAACACTCTCTCTATTCTCAATGTATGTCAAGTAGCCTGAGAATAATACAAAGTCTGGTGTGCTAACAGTTAATACGGTTCTTGCAGTTAAAGATGAACTACCAAAAATAGGAGCATTTACTGTATAATCTCCTACTGTATTTATGAGCCTAATTAGATTGGATGCTGGATCAAAATTCAATACAGTTGCAGTGAATGTGGCTGTGGCCAAAGAAGCACCTTGATAAACTGTTTCATCTTCTGCAAACACACCAAAACCTGGAGCCACCACAACATCTGTGGTTGTTCTGTAGATGGCTCCGTTTGCTGGTGCTGGATAGGTACTTAGCGCTGTAGGATTCACCAACAATCCAACCTGTCTGTAGTCAATGTCAGTTGGTAAATTACCAGATTCATCTGAATTGAACTCTACCGTTACCATTGTATGGCTGGTACCAAGTTCATCAATTGGGTCATAGGCATGGCCGCCAATAGGAGAGATTGGAGCGATGAAGGTTGCGTTTGAACCTAGTGATGAAGTCACCGCTACGTTTGCAAAGGTATAATCTGAACCTGTGTTTGTTACGACAATATCGGTAATCTCACCAGCGGTTACACTTGCCGTTCCTGTGGCACCAGAACCATCACCTGTAATAACTACCGTAATGGCTGCATTGGCTGGATCATAACCATTTCCACCATTGACCACATTGATTGCTTCAATGTCACCATAACCTGCTGTTGAACCAATAGGATTTAAAATAACAGAACCAACAGGCACAGGAATCCAAGCGGAGTCCATAAATTTTGTTTTAGAACCAACATCAATGGTATACATATACTTCCATTTGTAACCATCGGAACCTTTGTAGATGTTATTTGTACCATAACTTCCTGGTTGAAAGAAAGGTTCATCAGTTGCATCAGCATCGTTGTTATTCCAAAGGCATTTGAATACCTGGTCGTATTTGTTACGAACATAGAATCGTCTAACCAAATTACCTGCTGAATTAAGTTCAAACATATCTACATCATCTTGATAATAATCATACACATCACCAGAAATCCAATCAATACGCTGAATAACTGGACTAATATTAGATGAATTAATTAGTTTAGCCACAAACATATTCTTGTATACTGATTTGATGGCTTTTTGGTCTTGTGTAGGTTGTGTTGGATTTGTTTCATTTGGCCATGGAACAACACGAGATAAGAAGCAATAGAGTGTGCTGATTGGTGTGGTTGTACCAAAAACAGAGGCAACAGGCGCAAAATAGTCCTGTTCTACCTGAGTTACTTTTGCATTATATGTTAATAGATTTTTATTGGCCATGATTTATTTATTAAGCGTTTTGAACAGATACAAATGTATTTGCTAAGTCACCATTAATACTAAAGTACCTTAGGTATGCAGAACTGGTTGCTGACATAGTAAATGTTGTGGCGTTAATGGTTGAATTTAATGCCGAACAACCATGAGTAATTATTCTTGGATTACCACTAGTATTAGTTAACCAAACTTCAACCACTTTACCATATTGATAGTTTGTAAATGAAATTGTGCAATCAGCTATAAGTTCTGCTTTAATCAATGATGTTGTTGCAAAATCAATTGTAAAGGCTGTTTGATTGCCTATCAACATTGTTGGTGAATAAATGAATCCTTTTTCTGGTGTTATGGTACCAGTAAAATAAACAGAATCAGCATTAAATGAAGCAATTTCATTAACAACATTTGAACCATTTGGTGTATTCCAAAATCTTATTCTGGAACCACGAGCGGTGTCTGTATGATTTTCACTAGCAACAAAATCGATTCTTGCATCACCAAATGGTGCATATCCTGTATCACCATAAGAGTTACCAGCAATACGCAACAGAATATCATTGTTCTGTGTTGCTGTTGGTGCATCTACTGTACCTCTGGCAGCTCTACCAGCAATGATAGAGTATGCTGAATTTGATGTACCAAAAGAGTCAATCAGCACTCTAGCAGGTACATTTGGTTTATTGGTCAATTGCATTAACGTGCCGGCTTGTGTTGGAGTTTGTGAACTTCCTGCGGCCGTAATTCTAAAGGCAGCTTCTGATGTAGCAAAATTTGTATTGGCCACAGTAACCGTACCATTCATTGTTAAATCACCAGCAAAATACACATCTTCGTTGTTATAGTTTTCACTAGCTGTTTCAATAACATATGTGTTTGCTAAATCTGAATCAATTGTAAAATACTTTAAATGTTTTGTATTATATGGTGCAACTTTGATTGTTGTACCTTTTGTTGTAGAGTTATTTGCAGAAATGCCGTGAGTAATTGTTTGAGTCGTTGCTGAATCATTATATACAAACAAATCAATGAACTTACCAAGAACAATATTACTATGTGATACAATTAAATCACTGGTAATATTTGTTTTAACAATATTGGCTTGTTGATAGTTAAGTGTGATGGCGGTTTGTGGTGAAGCGTATGTGGTGGGTATTGACATTACATTGGCCACATAACTTGCACCATTGGCAAACACAAGACCATCAACAACTAATGAACCAGGAATGTAAATACTATTGTTTACGGTGATTGAGAATGTATTTGCAAGTGCATTATTAGCTTTAATGAAAGCACCATTAGCCAGGCCATTGGCGCCGTTGGCAGTATTAAAAGCACCAGCAGCCAGACCATTGGCACCGTTAGCAGTATTATAAGCACCAGCAGCCAAACCATTGGCACCGTTTGCTGTGGCATATGCCGACTGTGCATATGTATTGACTGCATTAGCAGTATCAAAAGCACCTGCGGCCAAACCATTGGCACCATTGGCAGTTGCATAGGCTGATATAGCATATCCGTTTACGGCATTGGCAGTATTATAAGCACCAACAGCTAAACCATTGGCACCGTTGGCAGTATTGAAAGCACCAGCAGCCAAACCATTAGCACCATTGGCAGTTGCAAAAGCAGATACAGCGTATCCGTTTACATCATTGGCTGTGGCAAATGCTGATTGTGCATATTGATTTACTGATGTAATATTATTATTTTGTGTTATGTTTACACCTTGAATAATAATAGTATTGGATGATGCTGAGTTGGCAGTATCATAGGCACCTTGTGACAAAGACGCAGGTGCAGCCGCAACAGTTTGGATTGAACCATCAGTAAATTCTAAACGAGATGAGTTATTTAATGTGATACCAAACTTAGTAATCTTAGCAATTACATTTTCTGTTGTTGTACCACCAGCAATAAACAATACATTGGCACCAGTAGAAGCAGTACCAATAACTAAATTACCATTGGTTGAATTATCTAAAGAACCTGAAACATAGAGATAACCATCAAGAGCTTTTGTTGCTGAATATTCTGGATCATTATAAGTTGAGTTATTGATACCTAAATCAACATAGTTGTTTGCATTGGTGCCAATGTCGGCTGTCGCCACATAGTCAGCAGAACCGTTAGCTCTTAAATTTTGTAAGTTGGTCTGTAAAAATGTTTCACTATTACCAGTAAATTGTGCAACGGTATTAGCCAATAAAATTTCATTTGGTCCAACTTTTAGAGAATCATTATGAAACAATCCATCAGCCAAAGTCCGAACGGTGATTCTAGCTGTTTCATCGGTCGATATATCTACAACCGGAATAATAGTTGCAGCTGTATTTCCATTTATAGTTGATATTACCGGCAGGTCTGATATTTTTACTGTTGGCATTTCTTATCCTATTAAGAGTATGTCATTATCTTGTGTTATAATCGTTTCATTATTTTGTGTTACTAATTCTGGTACGGAGATTAAACCGATTGGACCATAAATGATTACATCTGTGGTTGATACTGTTCTTTGTACCGACATTAAAGAGTTGACTGTGTTGGCAAGATTGGTCGTCAATGTGACTGTACCACCTTCCCAATCAACACTCTGAACCGTTTTCTCAGTATTATTGGCAACAAGAACTTTGTCACCAGCAAAAACAATATCTTTTAATGGATACTGAGTATTACTATACTGACCATTATTAACGATATTATAAGAATTGGTTAACGATACTATATTTATGAGGTTACTTCCAGAATTTGCTGTTACTGAGGCAACATTTGCATAGGTTAACCAGACATTATCTTTGAGGGTTACAGTATTTCCTGATGGACCAACAGAAATGGTATCAACATCAGAAGCAATTTGGAATCCATTTGTCAAAGTAATCAGTAAGTTACTGTTGGAGAAAATGAAATTTTGTAGATTGGCACCAACCAAAGAATAGAAGTTAACAATATTATTACTTGCATTGGTCCATGTAGATTCCATGGTTACATAAGAACCTGGATCACCAGTGTAATAACCTAATGGTTCACCAGTTTCTAAACCACTACTTGCTGCAAAGTTTACATCAGAATTGGATTTCATGGCATATCGGCCAATAACCTTCATACCAGCTGGATGAACTAAATTCAATAGTGTGTCACGGTACTTGGCAATTTCTGCCTCTAGTGTAATCTGATAGGTGAAGTTGTTATAGATTTCAGATTGCAATACATCAAATGAACTTGGTTGACCTGTAGTGTCTAAGTATTGGCCTTGGCTGATAACCAAACCATTTAAGAATGTTGCATTTGCCTGTGCGGTACCATCGCCATATGTAATAACACCAGTTGAATTGAATCGTGTAGCTGCATTATAAGAACTATACTCATTTGATATTTGAATGATAGTGTTTATGTCACCATCAATTTTGATTGGTAAATTATAATCTGGTGTAGCATTGTAATTAAACACACGCAAACGATAGAGTGTTTGTAATGGGTCACCATTTGGCACCAATACAGCCGTTGAATCTACCGTAGCACGATAGGTTGAATTGGCTAAATCGGTACCTTGATATATAATTTCACCTGTAGTTGGTAAATCAGTAATTGATACATTAGCTATCACAACATCTTGAACTTTAAGTGATACTTGCGGTGCACCAATATAATCTTCACCAGGATCAAGAATATTAATTGATGTAATAGAACCAACACGGTCTACTGAAGTTGAAAATGATGCACCATCACCCAAAATTCCAGGTACATAAACAGAACCATTGGCACCACCAGATGTTGAAATTGTAAGTGTAGGTAAAGCCTCTGGTCTATAACCAAAACCACCTAATGGATAAGATAGACTACCGTGTGGGAAAACATAATCAATTTTCTGAATCACACCATTAGCATCAACAGATGTTACATTGGCAGCTGCACCTTGACCTGATCCACCAGTAAATACAATTTTATCATTAACGGCATATCCTGTACCAGCATTTGTGATTTGAATTGGTGCCAGTATACCAAGATTTTTTAAATTATTTGTGCCTGATTCTGTGGTGAATAGAGATGTTGCTGTGATTGTTGGTATAGAAGTAATACCAGCACCAGAATTCAAAACAATCAAGGATGAAATAGGATAAGCTGCAAAGCTTGTAAACGTAAATGCATTTGCTAGTGTTGTGTTTGCATTTGATGTAGCAATGTTTGAAAAATTATAGTCAGCTGCACCAATTAATATTGATGATTTTAAACCTATCGTATCAGTAGGAACAAATGCAACATTGGCAACACCGTTTGCTGCAGGATCAAGAGATGATACTTGAACAAGAACACCAGCAGAACCACTCACATTAATTGTTGTGTTTGGATTTTCTCGATAACCATAACCTCCTGATACCACACTCACACGCTGAATCGAACCAGAAGTTGTTTGACCTACAGTAGCCGTAGCACCAAGGCCTGTGTTAGAACTGAGACCACCATATACAATGACAGGATCGCCTGGACGATACAACAGTCCACGATTATTTGGACTGATAAGAATCTGGCTAATCTGACCTACAATTTTAGCTGTATGAGTTTCACCATCTTCCATTAATACATCTTGGTTATTGGAATCTACAACACGAACTGTTTCACCAGATTCAAATAAACGTTGAATATCTGAAATGAATAATTGAATTTTATCACCAGAAAGAACTACCGCTTCAATCGTTGCAATTGATTTACTCGTTTCACCAAAGATTCTATAGTTTACACAATCAAAAAAGTTTACATTGTCTGAATCTAATCTAAGACTTTTTGCAATGTACCATTTACCTGCTGAAGCACGAAGAACGGCATCTTTAGTATAAAAAAACTCTACATCAGAATTAAATAATGTCTTAAATAAAAACCGAAATGATGCCTGAGTGCCTTTTGATTGATAGAGTTGACGAGCAACCTTAGCAACTTTTACTTTGTCAGCTAAGATATCTTGTGGAAAATATGGCAGAAACTCATCATAGAAATATTCCAGAAACTCAGAAGATGTCTGGTCAATATCAACATAGTTTAATATGTTCTTGGTTCGGTCTGTAACTTGACCTGTTTGTTCCATCCATTCATAGTATGCCTGTAAAAACAATACAAAATTTGCATAGTTTGGGTCGTCCCGAACAAATTCAGGAAGTTGTGATGGTATTAATAGTGAGGTTTTTTGACCTGATTCTATCATGTTCTGGCCGTGACATTAACTGTGATTGCTGTTACATCATATGGATCGATTGTAATGATTCGATTATAGGTAGATGAAACGATTGATGTTGTTGGTGTTGTAGTCACTGCAAGTTGACCAAAGGTATCGTCTACTTGAATTGGACTAAATGAATTGAGTGTGATAATACCTTCTTGATAGTCAATTGTACCAATGTTTGAATTGAAAATATTCTTTACATTATTTGAATCGTAGTAGTAACTTCTGAGTGTACCATAACGACCTTCAAGATTTACAATGGCGGCACCAAGTTGACCTGTTGTATCACCATCAGCTGGTGTGATTGTGGCCAATGCACTCGTGTAACCATTTCCTGGTGTATCTACTGTAATACTCTTAATTGTACCACCAGAGATAACGGCTGTTGCCGTTGCACCTGTTCCGTCACCCAATATTGTTACTGTTGGTGGTGATTGATAGCCAAAACCTGGATTTAAAACAGATAAACTTTCAACACCATTGGTAGATGATGGAACTTCTTCGATGTAGATACCGTCAATAATATTGGCTAGATTGGTCGGATCTCTGAACTGTAATGCTGGTGAACTACTTGTGCCAGACAAATATCTTCCTGCTTGTAGTGAAGAATTGTAATACAGTTTATATGTTGTAGGTGTAGTTAAGTTTGGTAAAAACTTCTTCTGTAGTTTCAAATCAAACTCACTCGTCACCACGGCAGAACTATAATTCTGTACCGTATTCAACAGGTCATAGGTATTGAATGTTGAATTAAATGTATTGAGTGTGTCATTACCAAATGTTTGAATGGCTGATTTGATACCTGCAGCCAACTGAGTAGATGTCTGAGTTGTCTTGGTTGGATCATAGACTACATTGACATTGAGTTGAATATATGTATAATCAGGATCAACAATTGTAGGTGTCACGGTCAACACAGAGATTGGTTTAAGAATTTCTTCGGTAATTCGTTGTTTCTGTACCTGTGTTAAACTAAATGCACCAGTTGGTTTTAACGAAACAAACACTTGACCATAGACAGGTGGATCATTTTCTTCACCACCCCACACATTGACTGCATCAAATTGAATACCTAAATTGTTCTGCTGAATGGCAGTAATGTAATCATTCTTATTAACTGCACGATTTTGTGCTGAATATGATTTTGGTGCCTGATACTTGATTGATTCAATTGTTTCTCTTTCATTACCTGATGTGGCAGCACTTACAGGAATTACCGATGTATTTGAATAACCAACAATTGTATCCATCAATACAAAGTTATTTGCGTCAGCAGCGCCTGTGCCTGAAGTAACAACATAAGAAACATTAACAATATTTCCATCAACCAATTGTTTACCAATTACACCATCACCAAAATAGATTTCGTAAGTGTTATTCAAACTTTCTTGTAAGAAGTATACTTTTGAATCATCACCTACAGAAAGAAAATCGGTTGCCAAAATATATACATCACTGGCTGCATTTGAAGATGATTGTTGCACAGTAACCACAATAGTTGATGTATCAACATTCTCATCAGGTATTTCAAATGTGTATGATGGATTGTTAATTGAATCAACGGTAAAATTAAGTGTTGTAGCCAGACCTTGTTTTAAGGTGATGTTATTGAAAGTAACTACACCACCAACAGTATTCTCTGTATATGCATCTGCCGTTACAAAGTTATAGTTGACACCTTCAATAGCCTCTGACATGAAAGATGTAAACTTTGGTAATGTCAAAGATGATTGAGTTACACCATTGACTATCAAATCAATGGTTGCTGTTGGTGCAATGGCAGACCGAGGTGTGTAGTTTAACATCTTGGCTTGAGATACAACTGAACCACGCTGAATGGCAGTATCCAAGAACATCTCGTTACCCACCATATTCAGATAGTAGGCGTTATATTGTGTATTGTATGCAAGAATGTCTAGTAGAGTAGAAAGAGCAGAACCTTCATAATTATAATCTTTCAATACATCTTGTGATTGTAAGTATGTTTTAAGGTTGTTCTTAATTGTGTTAAAATCCAAATCTGTCATTTGGATATTAGAATTTGCGCCTGCCATTTTATCTATTTCTCTCTAAAAGTAGGGTTACTGTTGTCGGTAATGTGGCATTCTCAATATAGAAACTGAGATAGACATTATAAGCATTATTGTCTGGTAGAGGTGTAACAATCACTTCATTAACTCTGGCTCTTGGCTCATAATTATCAATCATTGTATTGATTTCTCTCTCCAACGATGCAGCTGTAAGTGGAGATACCAATTCAAACAGTAACGCATTGAGATTAGAACCTAAATCTGGATTAAAAGGTCTCTCAAAGTGATTGGTCAACAATAGGTTACGGATAGAACGAATGACCGCTTGGTCATCATAACTGAGTGCTACATCTGCCGTTACCGGTTTCTTGGTAAAGGTAAAGTCGATGTCGGAGTATATTTTTGTTATTGTTAGTGCCATTTCTTTATTTATTCTGCTCTAGGAGTAAAATCGCTTTTTTAGTATTTGAATTCGTGTCAAAAAAATTTAGGGCCGGAATGAAAAAATTCGAAT